ATCTAATAAATTAAAGTTGGATGATAAATCTATACTCTGTGCAGAGAATATATTAACTTCATCTTTAGGAGACTGTAAAATTCTCTGCTTTAAGGTATTGGAGAGCACTCTTGGTCTCAATTGACCTTCACTAATATCTGCAGATGTTAAATTTTGATCAACAAGAGTTCTATCTACAAAATTATCCACAAAGAAACCAGATTTAAATCTATTATTACCATCTTCATCCTCAATACGCAATGCTTCAGTGCTAACCTCTAATAAAGTTAAAGATGTAACTCTTTCTAAGTTTTCTATTCTATCTTCAAGTTGACCAATATCTCTCATAGTATATCTTCTATTGTCAACTAGACTAATAGAAACACTGTCTGGATCATAAAGATATGGTGGAAGTGTAATAGTTGCCAATTCCATCAAACTTTGATCATTACTTGGAGATTCTTTTGGATCTTTTGCCGAAACACCTTTACTAACGATAAGATTTTCAAACTTATCAAGATATAATTTATCAATTCTAGGAAGATAAAAATCAAATCCAAGTAAAGAACTTTCTCCAGGTTTTAAGTTATAATCTGTAGTAAATGTTCTTGAAGCAAAATCAAATGGTGAAGCAGTTGTTGAAGAATAATCAACAACTCTTGGTCTAAAGTCTAGTGTATCAGAAGCTCTAACATTATTGGGACCAATTGTAGGAATATCATTTAAAAATCTATCAGCATCATAACTTAAAACAGTAAATACATCCCCTGCATCTGATGAAGGAACTATATAATGATCAAAGACAACTAGCAACCTCTTAGATGGTTCTGAATCTGTTGTTCTAATCAATCTAGAATAATCATAATATTCATTTTTTTGTCCACCATCAAGAACATAGTTATTAGTTACATTATTATATTTTCCTAACGTAATTGACTGAACGGTAGAAATAATATTAGATTCTTTAAATGTTACAGTTTCTCCAGCAGTAAAAGTATTTTGATTTAAATAAACCACACCTAATTTATTGTTACTAGATGAAGAATTAGGTAAAGAAAAATATGATGGTGTAGAATTCTGATTTGTAACAATTCTTGCAACTGTTCCACTTTCAGAACCAATGATATTTTCACCAATAATCGCATCTGTTCCGACATTAGATATTGAAGAAAATTCTATTGTATCCAATTCAGGATCACCAGTATTTGTTGATTCATATACTACAAGAACTTTTGCAACATCAGGAACATTTAATGAAATTTGATCATCTTGAACTCTTAAACCATATGCATCTGGAGTGTAAGTTAGTCCATCACTGATTGATATACTAGATGCAGACCCAGATTGTGCTAATTTTGAAAGATTAACTACTTTTACTGCACTTCTAGTAAATTTTTTGATTTTACTTTGAATTCCATTCTTTTTTAGTGTTACATTTACTACTACATTATTTGATTGACTGGCAGTTAATCCTTCAATTTCAACTCCAGTTCCTCCTCCAGTAAGAGTAAATGCGTCAGAAGTTATTGTTCCAATTCCACCACCATTATAGTGAACAGAATACCTCTCCTGATCAAAAGATTCATAAAATGCACTTGTAATACCAGTTGGTAGTCCAAGTACTAACTTTCCATCAACATTAGTTGATTGTAGAGTTATTTGATTTGTTATTGCTAATTGAGAATTTGAAAGATCAACAGAGGAAATATTAGATTCTGGAAGATTTGCATAAAGAAATCCATTTTCACTATTTTTTATTTCTGCTACTCTAAGATTTGCCGTATAATTTTTTCCAGTGGTAATTAGGTCTCCATTAAATACTCCAATAACACTACTAGTAGCAGCAATGCCAACTGATGACAAATCTGATGCAATTGATGTAATTACATTATATTTTAAATTAGTTCCATCTATGACACTTAAAATATCACCAGTACTAATACCAGAAAATAATTTTCCTGGACTTGTTACGGTTGATCCATTAACATTAACTTCCGAAATTCCATTAGAGAACTTTTTGGAATTTAAAACTGCACTTGCTTTAAAATCATCCGGATTACCTGATATAGATGCTGTTTGTTGAACAGATTTTAATTGATTGATATTATTTTGAACAAAACTTGCAATTGTTAATGCTGTTTCAATTCCATTAACAATTAATTTTTCTCCAGTTACAAATGTTCCTGAAGTTTGACTGAGATCAAAAGATGTTGAAGAAGAACCAGAAACAACAAAACCACTCGCACCACTACTCTTTCCTTTTATAAAAGCAGATGTTGAGAGTGTTGTGCTTACATTAAAAGTTACATTTGTATAAGTTTGAATATCATAAAGATATAAGTCCCACTGAGTTGCTGCACCAGAATATGCAGCATCAGTCAAATTGAATGTATAAACTCTAGCAGCACCAATTACTAACCCTCCTGCATTAAGTTGATCATATAAATCTAAAGTTTTATTTTCTTTTGGAGCACCACTGACATTATTAACTCTCAATAAATGTCCCATCTCAAATGGGATATTGGCATCACTTATACTTTCAGTATCTCTTGGTTTTTCTACGTCTACAGCAGTTTCTGAGTCAAAAGTAACGTCATATCCATCTACATATGCTCTTCCAGGACTTACCTGTAGACACATTAAATTATCCGATGGAGTATTTCCTTGTTCTGTAGTTTCTCCTTCTGAATATAAACCATCATTATCGATTTGATCATTTAATGAGTTGAGTGCTTTAACATCAAACTCATCTACAGCATAGTGTCCAGATTCGTCAAATGTTCTTTCTGCAATATAATCTCTTATTAAACTATATGATGGTTTATTATCAATTTTTTTAATTTTTCCTTCATCTACTCTTAATATCTCTACAAAATCAGTATCTTTAGTATCAGATATTTCTTTTTTTGTAAGTGTTAATGCAATCTTTAATCTATCTGCACCTGGTGCTGCAAAGTTAGTAAATCCTTTTGCACTATCATATAAAGATGAATCATCCTTTGCATTTACAATAGTTTCGGATATTTTTAATCCTACTCTATATGAAGGAGTATTGGTATAATAATCTAATATAAGTGTTTGTTTAGAAACTTCTACAAATGTTCCTCTAATAAAATAAACACCATTATCAATAAATGCTGCCGAACCAGTAGATGTTGCGTCTTCAGAAATCAATGAAGCAAATGTAGTTCCTGCAGTAATTACAGTGTTACCATATGCAATATTTTCACTTGCAAATAACTGCTCCCCATCTTGGAATGTATCTGTTTCTGCATCATCTCCAGACTCTCCATATTTAACATAAATTGTGAGATCACTTACTAGATCACTATCAGATGTAAGAGCAACTTGTCGAATAGATGCTGTTACACCCGAAAGTTGTCCAGTAATTTTCTTTCCAATAAAATTTTTAATATAAAGAGATACATCTATACCCAAATTAACTGCATTTAATTTTACTGCAGAAAATTGATTATCAAAAGATACGGATCCTGGAAGGACCATAGACCCTTCTTTGAAAATATTACCACCAAAAGACTCTACTTGATTCTGTAAGATAGATTGAAGAGTTGTTAATTCTCTAGCCTGAACTGGAAATCCTGGTTTAAATAAAACTTTATAAAAATTTTTATCCCCATCAAAATCATCATAATATGGGCTTATATTTAAATCTGTTTTTTGTGCCATCTTTTTTTAGAATTCCAGAATAATTTTGATGTCTTCTTTTTGTCTAGAGTCTCTCTGAACTTCGGGTCGATTATCGATATAAATTATGTTGCCCGTCTTTTTATTTATCTCCGGATTTGCAAGACCATTTGTAAATGTGACTCCCAAATTAATTTGTTTATTATTAACAACCATGACGCTACCGTTAAGACTGGTATCAATACTTGAAGAAGTAGAATCAGAAAATGTAATATCACTAGCAGAATCAAATGCTACTATATTTGTTGTACTATTACTGTCAGTTTGATCTACTTTATTTCCAAAACATAATGATCTGTCTTGATAATACTTCAAAACTTTAGTATCTTTATCAAATGATGCCACATAACCTTTTGCTCCAGATACATTTTGAGTTATTTGTTCTCCAATAGTTACAGTTCTGGAATTTGTTAATCCTACAGCATAAAGGGACGAGAATGCATTTCCGGTAAAAGTTACTCCAGTTCCAACATATGGTGTAGATGAGAAAGTTTCGGGATTTTTAATAATGCCAACTTGAGCAAATTTAGTATCTATTGGAAAATCTTTAGTCGAATCATCAAATCTTGCATACATTAATACTCTGTCTGTTCCCAACTCTTCATAAATGTTATAACCATGACCTTTTGATGGAGGAATTATAGGTATTAACTTTGAACCTGATCCCGAATTAGCACTTAAATCAATAATTCCATAAGTATATCCTTTTCCACCATTTGTTACAGTAACACTTGTTATTGTTCCAGAACTATCCACTGCGATAGAAACTGTAGCACCACTTCCATCACCTACAATAGATGCTATACCATTACTATAACCAGTTCCACCATTTTCAATATATACTGCTTTTATTTGATTATTATTAATATCAGAGTCTCCTCCTTCTCTAATGATTTGAATATCAGAATTTGTTGAAGTTTCCCAATTATTGGGAACAGTAATATATTCTGTAGAATCAAATTTAATCACATCTGATGGTGCAATAGTGAATAGATATTTCCATCTATATCCATCAGATCCTGCAACAGGAGGTTCTACGTCAGTATGTGTCGGCTCTATTGTAGATCCTGTAACAGTAGGATCAGTACCATCAGGAGTAGAAGAACCATTATCTATACAAATGTAAACTTTAAATTCACTTGTGATAACGTAATAATTTGTATCATATAATCTTACGGTTTTAGATACAGGTGCTTCGTTACCTTGACGATAATCATGTCGATACATGTCATAAGGATTATTTGAAACCCATTCGACTTTTTTTATAACTCTTCTAGCATTTTCTGATGTAATTTTCTTACCAAATAAACTAGTATCTCTATAATGAGACAAATATTGAAAATTATCTATAGGATTATTGGTTGTGCTTGTATTCCAATTAGGGTCTCTACCAAATGCAGGATCTGGTGATTTTGGATTTGATAAACCTAAGAAAGCATAATAAGAATTATTACTGATAGACTCTACAAAAGAACCAGCATTCAATATTCTAAATTGATCTGTTACGAATGCGGACATATTAATAGTTTTTTTATATATTTATAAGACAATTTTAGTTTTCAATTATACTTCTCTTTTGGGTAATGCCCCAGTTTTTCTAATACCAATACCTCTTCTCTGAATTGTTGGATATGTTGTCAATCCCGATACAGTATTGCCAGCAACACCAATTGATATTGGATTTGTAGATCTTGTTCCCCCTTCTAATAATCCCCATGAGTATTTTCCAACAGGATTTAATATATTTCCAGTAGTTCCAAGACCAACTATATTAGAATTTGAATCTACATTACATGTAATAATTCCAATTGCATCATTATTGGATATGGCAGAAACATAGTAAACATTGTCCAAGAAAGTAGTTCCAATTCCTACAATTGCAGAATCTGAATTATCAATTGATGTAACCCCACTACCAATTCGTGTATCATAAATATAAATTGGATTTCCTACTATTAAACCATTAAAATAATTAGAAGTAACGTTATGCTGTACTTTAAATTCTAATGCTAATGGATTTGATCCAGTACCAGTTGTTGTCGTAATACCAGTTACAATACCGGAGAAACCATTAATAGCATTAAATCCTGTGATTTTTTCAATCGATCCTGAAGATACTGTAGAAATTCCATTGATAATTACTGCATCTAGTGGAGTAGAACCATCTGAATATGGAATACTTGGTGCTTCTTCTTTATTTCTATTATCTTCATATTCGAAAAGTTCTACATTATCAACAAATATTTCAGTATCTGTTGTGGATACATCTTTAATAATTCTTGCAGTCGGGAAGATTAAAGGTTCTAATACATCTCTCGATTTATAAACATATTGACCATTAATTTTCTTATCGGTTTTTTGCTTTGTCCAAGATAGTGGTTTGTTGTTAGTTTCATCAATTCCTAATCCAGCATATCGATTAGTTTCAAATTTATCAGAGAAAGTTAAGTTATAAACTGTTCTTTCATCTTGAGTTATTGTATTTGGATGAATATTATTACTTATGACTTGAACAACATCACCAGTTTCTATGGTTGGTATGATATCATCAAATATCACAGAATCAGTTCCATCAACACCTTTATAGAAGTAAATTTCAATTTCTTCTTCTGGTAATGGTGCTCTTGTAAATGCAAATGATGTTCCTCCTTCAAAAACATAATTTTCTATAGGTTTCTGTAACACACCATTGACAAAAATTATAAGAACATTGTTAATATTTTTTTCAATAGGAGAATCTTTTTTAGGTTCAAAACTTAAAAGTTCTGAATTATAATTTAGTGGGAATCTAGTTCTTGATCCGTCTTGTAAATTTTGAATAGAATCTATATAATCAAGTTCTCCAAATTCCCAAGCAGCAAAATTATCAGAGTAAGTATCAACTACTGTAATCTCAAAATCTGATATTGGAGAAGATAGGAAACCATCGGTGACCAATCCAACTGGTTTAAATACATCACCTCTTCTGAAATTATATCCAGGTCTTGAAAATTTAACTTCAGTTACTTCAAATAAAGTAGACCCTATTCCTGTAGAACCACCAACTTTTAAATCTAATAATAATCCAGTACCAGTATCAGTTGTTACTCCAATTCCTAACCTAGAAACACCAACAACTGGTAGATTTTCATATGATGGATCCGAAACAAATATTTCTGGATTTACATAGTCGGTTCCAGCAGTGCCAACATTGAAAGATAAAGTTCCACCAATACCTATAGAATCAACTGAAACTACTGCTCCTGTACCGGCACCACCACCACTTCCTACACCAATTTGAATAGTATTCAATGTAGTTGCTGCAATTGTTACTTGCTGATTATGAATGGGGTCTCCTCCAGACTCTCCTCTTCTCAATTTTGTCTTAGATACTGCTCTTGGATAGGGATGATTTGTTGCATGATCATCCTTAGAGCAAGTAAATACCAATCCTTCAGTAGCAATACCAATAGTATTTGCTATTGTCAAACCATGATTGACAATAGTCAGCACCAAATCACCAGTTCTTGAATTGTAAGTAGCATCTGTTGCAGTATGAGTGCCTCCGGTATTATCTGTAATTGAATTTACTCCGGCACTTACAAATTTGTGATCATACTCTACATCTAATACAGTCACTCCAATTGAAACTAATCCATTATATCCAGAACCAAGATTGTCAGTGGTTCCTAGTCCAACAGATACAATAGAACCTCCAGCACCAACAACAGCAGTCACAGAAGCACCTACAAGTGGTGCAAACCCAAGTCCAGGTGTAGATCCATATGAAACTATAATTCCACCTCTAGGAACTTCATTTAGATTAACATCATAATCAGAAACAATATATTGAAGTGGATCATTGAAACTTGTAATTCCAGAAAATTCTACAGTTGTAATCCCTGCACTAGAGTCTTCTAATATTTGATAATTGAATCTTGTGGGATTATTATCAGTTTTGGGTGATTGGTAAATGTTATTAATAAAGACTAAACCACTTGAACCTTCTGTTCCAATTCCAGTAGTATTTGCACCACCAACTTTTAGTGTAAATGTTCTTCCAATTCCAGTAAATTCGTCAGATAAATCATCATAAACTTTATTATTATCATAATTGGATTTCAAAAACACTCTGCCATCAAATTTAGATTTATCAATATCTAAATTACTTTTTGTTATTCTAATTTGAGGATTTCCTCTTGGTGCTTCCGTAAAGTAAATTTCATCATCTACAATATTAAATGCTCCCTTATGAATTCTCACTAAAGTAGAATCTGTATGAGTTGATGCGGCAGAACCTATAAACCCTCTTTCAACTTCAACTAAATTTATACTTCCATTATTTGTAATTGGTCCTATATTTGTTGTTCCTAATCCAATATTAGTAACACCCATATATTCGTCATCAACCAACAATATATCTCTTGGATTTATTGTAGATATTCCACTTAAAGAAATAATAGATGTACTAATTCCCAATGAACCTCCAACATTTCCACTTAAAGTATGTGTAATCTTAGTGGGTGCTATTGGATATTGAACTAAATCGTCAACGGTTATAATACATTTAGTACTTCTTTCTTTCATAGTAAATCTATGAGCATTCCCTTCTCCAAGAGAGGTAAATGTTGTCCCAATACCACTGGAAGCTGCTGCATTTGTTATTGCTACTTTAAAAGTATCTTCTGTTAATTTAATAGCATATACTGTAGATGGTAGTTCTCCACCGGGGGTAACCATTGCACTAGTTCCAATACCAATAATAGTGGAGTTTGGAGTATAGATCAATTCCTCACCAGTAACGAAAAAGTGATTTTGAATTGTAAATATTCCAGTAGTTGCAGCAAGTGCTACAGAATTGGGATTAAATTTCTTGGAGAAAATTGGAATATTATCATTGGTGAGTTGGAAATTAGTTTTAGAAATTCTAGAACCATTTATTGCATTATAGAATTTTTCGTCAATACTTTCAGTTATAGAACCATAAGATAAATCTAAAGGTTCATTAAGGATATCTACATTAGAATAAAATGATTTACTGAATACTTCAATATCAATCTGTCCTGTTTGATTTGCATCTGGATAGAATTTAAGTATCAAATTACTTCCAGATATTTCTCCTCCAAATGTTCCGATACCAGCAGCATCATCTAAAACATCATCATTAGATGCTGAAAGGAAGGGCAATTGTTGAGTATAAACATCAGTCTGATCGGAGACTATCATAACTTGATGAAGTGCCTTTGTCGAACCTATACTTACTTGAATTAATGATTTGGATGCATTAAATAAAGTTCTATCTAAAGTTTGAACTGTTGTAGAAGAAGCACCTACTGTAGAATAAAATTGCGAGTCATAGATTACACTTCTTTCTTGTCCATCAGATTGATCTTCAGATTTAAATCTATAAGTACCAATTCCAGTTGTTGTTGTTCCAAACCCAACAATATTAGTTCTTATCTTAAGTTGACCTGAAGAAGTATTTTCATGTATCAGTGATAAAACTCCACCTCCCAAGTCGGTGCAAGTGAATATGCCTATTTGTTCTCCTGTCGAAGAACTTAAATCATTATCAATATAGTATTCCGATATGAATGTGTCTGTTCCATCATGAACAATATATAATCTCACATAATTCATATCACTAGTTTCAGTATTGATCACCTGTGCATTAACATAAAGAGATTCAAAAGTATTGGAATTTACAGAAATAATTGTTGTAGTTCCAATTCCTACACTAGTATTTTCTATATTAACAGATCCTGTCAAACTAGCAAATCCTACAGATTGTGTTCCAGTAGTAGTAAAAGATGTATTAAATACTTGCTTAATTAATTTTATATTATAATCTGTATTTAATGTATTATTTGGAGTAAATTTGAGGTAAGTTTGATTTGAAGTATCTGTGAATAATTCAAAATTTCCATATGTAAATTCTTGACTAGATAATGAATCATTTTCAACAATAAATGATTCATTATCATTTTTTAAAATGGTAATATCAGTTAATTGAATTTCACTATTGTTTTCATTAGTTACTCTTAATAAGTAATTGTAATAAGATCCATTATTAAGTTTTTCTATAAGTGTGAATTCGGTATTCTCAAATTGAGAATTTGAGAATTGATTTTGTATATTGTCAATGGTTAATACATTAAGATCTTTTAATTCTGTATAATCTGTGAGTCTTTTAGTTTTTAATTTTATAAATTTTGATTTTGAATCTACAACATCGACATCAATAACATTATCAAAACTGTTAATAGTATCTACTCTTTTTTCATCAATTACATCATAAATTATAGTAATTTCATCTTTAGTAGTAGATAATCCCGCACTTGTATTTGAAGTTATTCCAGTGTCGGCAAAATTTTTCAATCCACTTGTATGAACCAAACTTTCTACTGGGGATTGTTGATCTTTGTATGTTATTGAACTCTTTACAGAATAAGAAAGATTTTGATAGTAATTATTATCTGAAGTAACCTGAAAATCTTCACTCAATTTTCCAGTTTCAGTGTCCCAACCAATATCTTTTGTATTAGAATATCCAACATTAAATGTTCCCTCATTTAAATTCAAAGATTTAATTGTAGCAACATTACCAGATTCATTTCCAATAACAACTTCACCCACTGATAACTCATATGATCCTAAAACTTTTAAAGAATCTGTATCACTTTCTGTAACTTCCAAATCTCTTATTATCTGATTTGAAGATAAAGTTTCGCCAATTAAAAATTTGGATGGTTCTTGAACTACCTTAAAAGTAGGATAATCATTTTTATTAATTATTACTCCACTGTAATCTTGAATTGTTTTTGCAATTCCTGTATTTGTAGTGAGTCCAGATACATCAATTGTTACTGTATCATTAAGTCCCTCAGTACTGTATCCAACAACATTAAAAAATTTAAATCCATAATCAGAAGAATTGAATCCATTACCGTCAGCACTATATTTTTGAACTCCTTCAATGAATACTTTATCTCCAGTGGCAAATGGTGGAGTAATAAAAGTATTTCCAATACCTGGTGTTGATATAATACATGTAAATATACCAATATTTGATGATTCTATTTTTTCAATTGCAACTCCATTATCATTATTTGTTGCAAAAACTTCTACAGTTTCATCAGGTAAACTTTTTGGTTGAACCTGTATTTCTAAAGAAGAAATTGAAGATCCTGTTATTTTTGCCTCAATAAGTCCAGAATTTACTACACTTCTTGTTGTAGAATTTATAAGAGTTATATTTGGAGCAGATACATAACCCTCTCCTCCACTAATTATTGATATTTGACTTAATGTATTCGAATCTTTTGTTATGATATTTGGAGATGCATTAACCTTAGGTCTCAAAGTTTTATCTGAAGAATAAGTAAATCTATTATTGATGACTCTACTTTCTTTTATAGATCCTACATTTATTGATTTTGCATTTGCAATTAAATTTATTCCAGAAACGGAATTTGTAGATTTCAAAGATGGTAATTGTTTATAACCAGTTCCTGAAGATATAATACTTAAGGACTTAACTGGACCAGATGCTGAAGTTGATAATGTTGAATAATCTAATATATCACACTCTGTTGAACCATAAGAAAGTTTTTCTGGTTTTTTCTCAATATTTACATTGAATGTTGTTTCACCAACACCACTAATAACATATGAATTGTTATAATCACTATTAACATACTTGATACTTGAATAATTACTAACATCAGTATCAGATTTAATTAATACTCCATCTTTCTCTAAAGTATAGAATAATTCTTCAATTTGTGAGTTGTAATCTAATGTAAGAGCTGCCGTAGATGTTACTCCAACAGTTCCTACTCCAGATACACTAAAAGTATTTGTGGAACCAGTAGAAACAAATTCATTGTTAAATTCTTTGTCCTGATATAATCTCAGACTATAATCTACTAATGAAGAATCTGAAAGGTCGAATACTAAATTATTATTTTTAACTGGTTGTAATTGTGGGTTAATTAATGAGATTGATTGTGAAGAACTTCCTGTAGAAGCAAAACTTACAACTGTTGGTGGATTTTGTTGAGAATCTATAAAAGTTTCGCAGAGATTAATTTTATTTCTATTAACTCTATAAACAAAATATTCATTGTATCCACTATCCTCATAAAGAACTTTATCTCCAGTTACTAATTCATGATTTGTAATTGCAATTTCATTAGTTGTAGTATTAATTCCTGTAGAGTTAAATCCAATTGGATTGACTACAATATTACCAATTTCAGATTTATAAAGAACACGAACTGCTGTTGAGGTTCCAATACCTACTGAAAGATTGGGTTGGACATCTAATGTTACCGTATCTCCATTTTGAAGTTCATGAGATGTTGATACTGAAACGGTTACTACATTCTTATCTACATCTCCCAATATTTGGGTATAATTGGATTCGAATGAATACCGATCATCATCACCTCCATTAGTATGGAAGAATAATTCTTCATTTGCAATTGCAGTCTTCAGTCCAATAAGACTTGGACCCTTATTAACAATAAAAAGATTGGGATTGTCGGATAAATCTGAAGTAGATGTTCCATCAGGAGAAACAGTTATAGTTGCTCCATTAGAAGAATAAACAACTGGTTGATTTGTTACAAAGGGATGACTTTCAATGTAAATTGCTTTGGATGGAATACTTCTAGTTACAGTTGAAATTCCTCCGAATGTAAATGATGTACTATATCCAACACCACTTATTGTTCCAACACCAACAGATTCCCTAGGATTAAAAAATCTCTTATCATTTACAGTAGAGTCAAATTTATCTACAGATTTGGAAATTGTAAAAGAATCTGGTGAGAAAGTTACTGCTGTTCCAACAGTATGTGATACACCTACCAATCCTCTTTCAATTCTGAGAATATTTTGATTTTTAAATACTTCAAGAACTTTTAAAGTTTCAGTCCCTATAACAATACTACTACCAACAGATACTTGATCTGGAATTGGTGAGACATAAATTTCTGTTGTAAATCCTGCAGATGGTGCTGATGTTATAGTGGAAAGACATATCCCATTTGCATAAGAAGGAACTGTAATTTGATGTGTTCCATTTAGAGATGAAAGATTAGTCGAAAATCCAGATATAGTTACATAATCAAGATTTAAAAAATTATGCTTTGGTAATATCGATATTTTTACTTTACTGGAAGATTCCCATGTAAAAATAGAATTCAATTCTTTAGTTGAATTTGTATTCAATTCTAGAATACTCTTTCCTTTAATAGAAGCAACACTAACATCTAAACCACTTCCTGAGGTGTCTGTATCATCAAATGTTAATTTATCTCCAACCTTGTAATTACTGCCAGAATTTTCAATTTCTATAGATTTTATTGAATCTGAGGTTACAGACACTACTTCTATTTTTTGATCTAAAACCTCACTAGTTTCATTAATGAAATCGTAATTAGCGTTTAATTCTGATACTTTATATGGTAGTGTATTTCTCAATAAGTTTGAATTATTTAAATCAAATGATTGATCCAAATCAGAATTAGAAATTAATTTTGATTTATACTTATTGCCTATAAAATATGGAAATTGGTCTATTGTAGCATGGTACGCATAAACACCATTCGGATACTCATCATTTTTTTCATATCTACCATTATATTCATCTAAATCTTTTTCTCCATTAAACTTATAATCTTCAACAAAAAATCCATTAATAAATTCAACGGGCCTATCTTCAATATTGGAAAGATTCGAAGTATATCCAGATTCCAATGATTTCAATCCAGAAGATATATTATTAGGATTTACATATCCATATGGACCATAAATTGGATTACCATCATAAGCCCATCCAATTATATGCGAAATGCTTGTTAATGCGGATCCTACAGGAGTTTCTTTGAAGGAATTTCTCAGATTTTCAAAGTATTTTGATACTGAATATTGAAGTTTATCTTTACCTTCCAATAAAACTTCACCAGTAGTAAATCTTGAGATATTATCATTGACAGTTAATGTTCTTATTTGTGGATTAATAAAAGCATTTTTTCCTGATGATACAACTTGAATTTTTGTATTTGATGCAGAATACCCAATACCTGTATTCAGAACTTTAACTTCTGATATTTTTCCATCATTAATTACTGCTCTCAATTCAGCTCCAATACCAGAACCAGAAACAATTAAATCTGGAGTAGAATAATATTCACTTCCAACATAACTAATGAGAACACTTTGAATCCTGCCATCAATAACAGAAGGAGTTAGTTGAGCAGATTTTCCATTCTTTATAGAAATTATTGGATTTTTCTTTAAATTTAAAATTGTGGATCCATAACCAGTTCCAGATTCATAAACATAAGCATCAATAACACTACCTTTTACTACTGGAGTAACTACCAAATTTTCGAGTGTTTGAGTGGATGTTCCAAATCCTACAGTACTGTATTTAATTGAAACTGAAATATCAGGATATTTAAAATACTGATATCCACTTCCCGTACTATTAAATTCTACATAATCTTTTCTCTCATAATTTGAAACAATTGTTCCACCAACACCAGCATTGCATAATCTGAAAGAATTTGTGTCGAGTTTTAGAACATAGTATTGATTTGTAGTTGCAATTCCTGATATTGATCCACTTTCATAATCATATTCAATAATTTCTCCATCATTAAATCCATGATTTTTAAAATTAATCAAATTTTGTGTTGTGGATATTCCAATAGGTTTTACAATTAATTTCCTATTAGTATAACCTTCTCCTTTATTAATTACTTTTACATAAGAAACTTGTTTTGAGGATGAAAGAGTGGAGAACTTATGTGTTCCAACAGAACCCGTATAAATTCCTACGACATTTGTATCTGATTGTTGATCACTTAAATTATTATATAATTTTATTGCTTTATTATTAGTAACACCGACAAAATATACCGAATTAGTAGGTAGACTAAAATTAGTTCCTGCTGTTCCAATTGCTATTGGATTATTTCCTAGAGGATTATAAATTACTTCTTCACCATTAACGAAATTATGATCTGTTAGAAATAAAATTTGGTTAGTTGTTTCACTAACTCCTCCACCACTAGAAAATTCATCTGCATTAAATAAAACTTCTCTGGGTTTTTTTATTATTACTGGTTGAATTACTGCACCACTACCATTTCCTCCTAAAATGTCAATAGAAGATATTTTATCAATGTTATAATTTTGGGAATCTACATATACTTTTTCGAAAGATCCACTAATTACTGGTTGAATTTTTGCAGTAGTACCAATACCAGCAGAAACTTCTACTAATGGAGGATTAATTACGTCGAAATTTTCTCCAACAGAAAGGATATCTACATCCTCAATTGGGCCATAATAAACTATGTCTTTAGATTTGTAATTATTAATTTCAACTCCATTAATTAACATTCCAGTAGTTCCTGGAATTGTTAAAGTTCCGGAACCATTTTCAATATTTTTTTCTAATGGAAACTTTCTTAAAAGTTTTTGTATTCCGAGGTCAGATTGTCGTTGAGAATATAGAGTAAAAGTGTGAGTTCCTATACCAGAATTTGGTACTTGAAATTTTACATTACTTCCCGATTCTACTAAAGATGGAGAGGAATACAATTTAAATTGATTTGTGGATATTACTTTTACATAATAATTTCCAGTTTGTAATCCAACCAAAGATTCATTTTGTGGGAGATAATAGATTTTATCTCCTGTCAAGAAAGGGATGGAAGGATTAAATTCAATCGCAGTATAAACACCATCACCTTCAGAAATATCTTCTACAAGATTTGCAGTGCTAGCAATACTAACACTTTTAATATTTGAATCGATATCGAGACGATAATCTACAATTGCATTCTTTTCCTCTGATGGCAATGAATTTGACGCAACATATGCATATTCATCTTTATCAACATATACATTAAGAATATCTGATAGTAAAGAACTACTTTCAAAATCTGAACCTGAAGATTTTGTTTTATTTAATTTTCTTCTTACGTCATATTTTTTATTTACATCCAAAGATGGTTTATTTGCCAATGTCAGAGTATTTTCTGTAATATCAATATTTTCAATGTAAATTATATCAGATGTAGATACTACAAATTCACTATCTCTTTCTAATATTTCAATTTCATCTCCAATTTTTAGACTGGATCTATCAATAATAGATCCTAACTTATTAGTATCATTATCTACAATTTCATATCTTGCACTGGTATTGTAGATAAAGGAATTTGCAAAAATCTCTTTCCAGTTTAAATTTCTATTTTTAATCTTATCTCCAAGATTTTTAACCGTAATTATATCATTTTCATCTACTTTAAAATTTTCACTCTCTTCGACTAAATCTTGTATTACTCCAAGTAATATTAATTCGACTTTTTTTGAAGTATCACCATCTTCATATGAATAATAAGTATCATTAGATCTAATATTTGATGTCGTAGATATAGTATCAGTAATACCACTACATCCAAAAAATTGATTAATACTTTTTCCAGTATAAGAAATGTTATTAGTTCCAGAAACTAATGTTCCGGATTGTGGAAAACTGAGAGTTGAATCTACTGTTAAAATAGAAGACCCTACAGATACACTTTCAATTAACTTTGTATTTGGTGTTATTTCAAAATTTCCTACAACTGATGAAGAATTTTCACTATTTCCAATATAAAATTGAATCTTATAGAATGTTTTACCTTTTCTTGAAAATGGTTCTATGGCCGATATTGCGGCACTTGTACTCTCATCAGTAGTTTTTATGAGAGTTTGTCCAACTATTTTCGAAGGTTCTCCTGATATTAATTCTGCTATTGCAACTTCCCTTCTCACATAATTTGCAGAAGAGGGTTTAATTAAATAATCTTCTAAATTTATAATCGAAGGAGTTTCTCCAAAAATAACTTTGAAAAGTATTTTTATTGCTTCATCCGTTCCTTTAGAAGCATAAAAATCTTTTGCTCTTCGTATAAAATTTCCTACATCTATCTCATCTACAAATTTAATATCTTCTAATCCTGGTGTGAAAGTAGACTTTAATTTTTTGTAAAAATCTTTTAAGAATAGAGAACTTAAATTTTGAACAGATGAACTATTAGAATGCTCTGCTGCTGTTGATGTAGAAAAAACAAGTTCTCCACGATTTAAATCTTGATGATAATCGGTTACTCCACTAAATCCGCGCACACAACCAGTAAAACTATTGGCAGTAATTCCAGTATATGTAATGACTTCATTATCAATTTTAAGAAGTCCGTACTGATTAGGAAACCCTTTTGTACTGGAAACATTAATTATAGTATCGGAAGATGATACAGTATTGCTAGTTGTTGTACTATCTACAATAACTTCTGGTTTTAAATTATCTAATTTTAAATACTGGTCTAAATTATCACTAATATCAATAGGACCACCTTGATATTCTTGAGAAATATAATATTGCTTTAAAAATTCTACTGCATTTGGACTTTCTTCCAAGATAAACTCTGGAAGTTGATGGTCAATTAAATCCTGTACTTTGATTCTAGATTCAAATCCAGTTTGTATCATATTACTTTCTTACTAAATTTCCGTTTGAATAACTTGATGTATAGAAGTCAGAAACAAATCTGGTTCC